CATTAGCCAGATCAGTGGCTATGCTAATGCACTGGGCAAGACAAGCGGAACCTTTCTTGCCTTTGATAAATCCAGCGGTGAGTTAGCTACCTATACTCACCATGATCTAGAAGACACCTCAGAGCGTATCGCCAGCGTCTCTGCGGATATGGCGCGTACGGAGCCACCAGACCGTGCATTTGAAACTGTACTGGACCGGAAGGACAAACGTCAGAAGCTAGGTATCAACTGTTCCTATTGTTCCTATAAGGAAACATGCTGGGCAGACGAAGGTATGGAGCTAAAGTTTAGATCTGGGAGGCCAGTGTTTTTTATAGGCGAAGCACCTGAAACTGACGAAGAAGACTACGGGAAATTTTAATATGGATAACTACCTACCTACACAATACCAACAATTTATCGCCCTGAGCCGCTATGCGCGGTGGTTACCAGCAGAGGGACGGAGAGAGACTTGGGCCGAGACTGTCTCCAGATATGTAGACAACGTGGTCAAACGTGCCATACCCAAGGAGCACGAGACCGTAGAGAAAATACGCGAACTTATTATGGCTCTGGCCGTGATGCCTAGTATGCGTATGATGATGACCGCTGGACCAGCGTTAGATCGAGACAACACCGCTGGCTACAATTGTTCTTATATTGCAGTAGACGATCCCAAGGCGTTCGACGAGGCCATGATGATCTTACTCTGTGGTACAGGCGTTGGCTTCTCTGTAGAACGTCAGCACATCGCCAAGCTACCAGAGGTGCCAGACCAACTGTTCCCTAGCGAAGACACAATTGTCGTACACGACTCTAAGGAAGGTTGGGCCAAGGCGTACCGGAAAGTTATAGCTATGCTCTATGCCGGTGAGATACCGCGCTGGGACGTATCAAAGGTGAGACCCGCTGGGGCAAAGCTGAAGACGTTTGGCGGCAGAGCGTCAGGTCCAGACCCACTGGTGGATCTCTTTAAGTTTACCGTTGAGGTATTTAGGAAAGCAGCAGGTCGGCGTCTTAACTCGATAGAATGTCACGACCTTATGTGCAAAGTCGGAGACATCGTGGTCGTTGGCGGGGTACGCAGGTCAGCTATGATTAGCCTGAGCAACTTGTCCGACGACAGGATGAGACACGCCAAGAGCGGTCAGTGGTGGGACAACGACCCGCAAAGGTCGCTGGCTAATAACTCCGCTGTCTATACAGAGAAGCCCAGCGTCGAGTCGTTCCTGCGCGAGTGGACTTCGTTGGTGGAGAGCAAGAGCGGTGAGCGCGGGATCTTCGCCAGGTACGCTGCTGACATGCACGTAGAACGGAACGGACGTAGAGAAGCTGGGCACGAGTGGGGCACTAACCCTTGCTCTGAGATTATCCTACGATCCAACCAGTTCTGTAATTTGACCGAGGCCGTGATCAGAGCGACAGACGACGAAGCCTCTCTGGTAGAGAAGGTACGCGTCGCTACTATTCTAGGCACCATACAGTCTACGTTCACTAAGTTCCCGTATCTGCGTAAGGTCTGGGCTAAGAACACAGAAGAAGAGCGTCTGCTCGGTGTCTCTCTAACAGGCATTATGGATAACACACTGACCTCTAACCCGAACCCTGAGTTGCTAGAAAAGCTCAGGTTAGTTGCAGTGGAGACCAACAAGGAATGGTCTAAGAAGCTGGGTATCCCTCAGTCTACCGCGATCACCTGTGTTAAACCTAGCGGCACTGTATCACAATTGGTCAACGCTGGCTCTGGGATACACGCAAGACACAGCCCGTACTATATCCGTACTGTGCGCGGCGACGTTAAGGACCCACTGACTAGCCTTATGAAAGACCAAGGTGTACCGTGGGAACCAGAGGTGTTCCATCCTGACTCTACCGTGGTCTTCTCGTTCCCACAGAAGTCCCCCAAGAACGCGGTCACGCGGAACGACATGAGCGCTCTGGAGCAGCTAGAGGTATGGAAGAAGTACGCTCTGCACTGGTGCGAGCATAAGCCCTCGGTGACTATAAGCGTACGGGAAAACGAATGGCTAGAGGTAGGAGCCTGGGTCTATAATAACTTCGACATCTGCTCTGGAATAAGTTTCCTACCTCACTCAGACCATACATACCAGCAGGCACCTTACCAAGATTGTGACAAGGAAGCCTACGACGAGCTGGCTAAGCTTATGCCTAAGAGCATCGATTGGTCTAAGCTGGGCAACTATGAGACAGACGATAACACATCTGGGATGCAGACCTTGGCCTGTACCGGTGGTGTCTGTGAGGTAGTTGATCTTACCTAGCGTTCTTCACCATCGAAGCGCCAAAGTACAAACCAACAATCGCTCCTAGCAGATGAGTATCTAGAGGAGTAAGGACCAGACCGGAAAGAGATTGCCAAGTGGTTGTCTCTTTCCCTTCTGTCAAGAATAAGAACCCAGGGTTCCACTCGGTGTACCCAACGGTGACAGGTATTTCGGGCCAGAAGACTACTACTAGCTTAGGCCAGACAATTACCGCAAACACAGCGGCCAGCGCTATCACGCGGCGCGTTACCTGAAAGCCTTTATTCTCATACCTACGGGCCAAGTCGGTTGCCTCAGACTGCGCTGATAGACCATCTATAGCGCGCTGGAAGGCGTCTTGCTTGGCCTTTGCACTTTGGCCCCAGAGTGTCATTACGCCTGAGAGCAACCCAGAGCCTAGCATTGTGATTAGTTCTAGAGGTAGACCGCCTAGCATCTTACTGTACCTTCTGTGCTTCTAGCAAAGACACGCGTACCTGTAGATCGTGGATCGGGAGCATGATTGCTTCTCTGAGTTGTTGTCTAGCAATCGCGTTGTCTGGGCTAGGTACTATAGCTCCGTCAGGTGTTACCAACTGCATCATACGTGACTCGACCAAATACAAACGGTTTTCTTGTTCGTTAAGAGCTGTGAGCAAATAGCCTACAGCGGCGAACAAAACTGGAGCAGCGGCTGTTAAAATAGCTTGTAGATTTATTTGCATTTTTTGATCCACCTTTGTACCGTGTCTGTTTCATAGATGCGGATACCTAGCCAGACAATTGTGAACAGGCTAGCCACGGCTGGTAACAGCTCGACCATTGTACCGAACGCTACGGCTCCAGCCGTGAGATCAATGGGGGTCTTGTCGTCCATTACAATAAACCACTAGGAGTATGTCTGTATGTCCGTTGTAAACGTTTGTTCATATGTGGTTTACCGGGACGTAAAACCCTTTCAGAAAATTCTCTAGTAATAGTTGGTATGTTTCCAGATTCAAAAACTTTTTTCATAGCTCTTCTATGTCCAGCGCCTATGTCGTAGACGTCACCGCTGGTCAAAATGTTTTCCATAAAATCTATTTGAGCTTGAGCAGAGTTTTGTATATTCTTATCTCCTAAATACTTGTTGTAAGCGTCTAGCATTTTACCTTCCATTTGGAACAAGCCTCTACCTGGACCACCTTCGTATTGCTCTTGTGCATAATCAAAGCTGTCTCCTGTTTCTACGGCAATGTTTCCCATCAACGCAGCTGTTACTTGCGGACTAAATTTAGAATTTAAAATGTCTTGTACCTGCTCTACTGGTTTAACTTCTGGTAATAAACTTTCAGGACGTTGTGGAGGCATAGGTACTTTACCAGGACGCTCTGGAGGCATAGGTACTTCAGACAACAAACCTTGTCTAATTGTGTCAGCAAAATACTTATCACTAGACAAAGACTTTGCTAGTTGCATCTCTGCTTCACGTCTGTCCTTGGCTGCCTGCATTTCAGCAGGATCTCCGCCCAAGAGACCGACAAACTGGAGGACGTCGCTAAGTGTTGACATTATCTTGCCCTCGCTATCGCTGCGCCCTCTTTAAGACCACTTTGTCCAATGTTGCCCATAGGTGGTAGCCTGCTTGCAGACTGGAGCATGTTCATTATGTTTGCTCCTAGTTCTTGTTGTTGCATAGCTAGGTCTGGTGCTGGAGCTGCGGCTTGCTGCTGTGGTGGTGGGTTTTGCTCGTTGTATCTGACAAACTTAGGTCTTGGACCTGGTTGTATAACGTTGTAATCACCTTGCTCGTTCATATACGAAGACACAGACGCAGCAAGCAAACCGTTTCTACCAGACATGGCAGCATTAGCAGCTTTTTGCGCTGCTCTTAATGTTTTTTCTACACCCGGTTTCATAGCTAATTCTATTTTCTCAGGAGCTTGTCCAGCTACGAGCCTAGCGTTAACTTGTTTCCACGCAGGACCACCTGGACCAAAACTTTTCATACCGTACATCATGGTCAAAGGTCTTACAGCGCCAAGGAAAGATCCTTGTATTATTTTATGGAATAATGTCATCGGGACAGCGGCTGCTGCAATAGAACCAGCACTAGGATCTACGTTTGCAGCTCCTCGAATAACTTCAGCCATTTGTAAGACTGAATCACCAGCATCACCTAGCTCTTTACTACTAGCGTCTTTTAAAAGTTCTTTAAATTCTTTAGGCGATTTACTATAGGCTTCTAAAACATCGTCTGACCAATTTCTAAGAAGCTGTAACTGCTGAGCAGGAGATGCAGCGCCTATGCTCATAACGCGAGACATTATCTCACCGTAAAGCATTTCACTATAAAATTTACCACCGTCAGGATCTATTTGTTTGTGCCTACGAAGCTGCTGTACTGCTGTTCTAAGATCCGCTTTGGCAAGATTTTGAGCCATAGTTGCAGTGTTTTCAACAAAACTTCTAGCTTGTTTGAAAGACAACATTTCTCCAAGTTCGTCTAAACCTGCTTCATCACCTTTAGCAAGTTTATTCAGAGCGGATTTATATTTTTCGTACGCAGCGTTATCAAATAATTTTTTATACGTTTTGACAAACTTTTCATCAAACGCAGTACGTTCTAGTTTTTGTATATCTTTCAGAGCTTCTTTAGCTCCTGCTTGTAATTCAGCAAACGGTTTAGACAAATCATCTAGACCGTATTTAGATTTAATACTACGTACGTATTGTGTAGCAACGGTTCCTAGTAACTCGTCTGCTGTAGCTACACCAGAAGCTTTACCGCCTATAGCATCTGTACCGCGTAGAGCAGCGTCTAGATCTTCGACAATATCTGCAAACGTAAATTTTTTACGACCAGATACGAGATCTTTTGTAAACCCTTCTACGCTTTGAGCAGACGTTTCTGTTAATGCTCTAAGGGACTTACGGTTAAAAGGAGATATAAAGTTTTTGTACTCTTTGTTTACCCTTGCAAGCTCGTCAGAGAACCCTTTGCCTAGACGTGTGCTTAACGAATCGGTAACACCATTGGACAAAATTGCAGCTTCTCTGAACTGTTGACGGTTTAATCCGCCTCCCATAGATCTACGAAGACCTTGTTGTACGTCGTATAAATCTCTAGCGTTTGCCTCTTTAAAAGACTTTTTACCTTTGAAGGGCATCATAGGTTGGTCCATTACTTTTTGAAAATCAAAAGGACCGTCTTCTATTTTATCTAATTTTTTAGCAATAGCTTGACCTGTTTGATCAAATTTTACTGTTCTTGTTAAACGACCTACAGCTTTAGAATCAACTGCTAGAGACGTAAGACGACCAGCAGCAACTTCTGCTGTTGTACCTAAATCGTCACCCATTTTGTTTAAGATATTAGCTACGTCTTGGGCAGACACGTTCTTAGTAGCAAGACCTTGTATGTTTAAATTAGGATTAGGAGCTAAGTCTGTACCATACAAAGAAGGACTTTTGAATTTTTCCATACCTGCTTTAAGAGCACGATTTAAATTACCAGCTATAAGACCGGTAAGATCATCGACGGCCATAGCTCTTTCTAGTTTAGCGCCGTGTTTAGTGTAAAAATTATCTATCTCGTCTACAGCGTCTTTTACAAGTTTTTGTTCAGCTTTTGATAAACTACCTTTTATTTCTTCAGCAAGCTCTTTAGCTGACATATTTGGTTTAGCAAGCGTTTTAGCTTTTACTATAGAATCGTATTTTTGTAAGAAGTTCACAGCCTTTGCTGGAAGGGCGTCGCCCATGCTTCGAGCGCCTGTTCCTTCTAAAATAGTAATCATACGACTAGCTACAGTATTTTGATCTCCAAGCATATGCTTTAAAGTTATATAAGGTACGAGATTTTCAGCAGCCGTTTCATCTAAACCTGCTTTTTCAAAATCTTTAAGAGCTGCCGCACGAGCGTCTTGAGCAGATTGTCGTGTAACAGGTTGTAAATTATCTAACGTTTTACCAGCGTAAGAGTCTGCCGATTTTTTAACTTTACCTGCAAGTTTTCCTATACCTGCTAAAGGTAAACCAAGAGCCAAAGTTGTCCCTAATACTGCTGCACCTTCGGAACCTACGCGCTCAAATATTTCTACAGGGCTTTCTCTATTGGTTCCTCGTAATTGTTGAAGACCTTCTAAACCTAAATTAGCAGTGACATCACCAGCCGCAGCACCTGCTGCTCCTATAGCCAATTGAGCTAACAATCCTGTACCACCTGTTGCTGCAATAAGACCAACCTCGCCAATTACCGATGCTGTACCTGCTGCAATTTCAGGAGCTATGTCTACAAGATCGTAAAACCCATTGTCCGTCCCATCAACAAAAACGTTACGTTCGTCTTTAGGCTCAATACCGCGTTGACGTAGACCAGCCGGGGTAATGTATAGACTACCATCTTCAGTCATTCCCCAGTTACCTTCGCCTACTTGACCGTCAAGCTCAGCTTTTATCTCTTTTGGATTACCGCGAGCAAGCGCTTGTCCCCAACGAATACCAATGTCTGGTACACCGTCTCTAATATTAAAGTCACCTTCAATATCATAGACACGTCCAAACAAAGAAGATTTTTCTGGAAGAGCTTTCAGGATAGCGTTATCTACCTGCTCATCCGACAATCCTTCAGGAAGTTTGACCTGAGTACCGTCGGCCAATGTATAGAGCATAGCCATATTCTGTACCTACCTTAGTCTGGAACTTGAATGCCACGGTCTCTTGCAACACTAGGCTCAATGAGCTTACCGTAACCTACTTCTCGTAACATATCAGCGTTTGTTTTATAAGCACCACCAATTACTCGTTCGACTTCATTGTAGGCGTCTAAAAGTTTACCTGCATCTGTGGTTATACCTGGAGCTTTAAGCATAGCGTCTATACGTTTGTAGTCTTCTTGTGATATTTGACCGCTTGCTATACCTGAACCAAGTGAGCTAAGAAGGTAAGCGTTATATTTTTCAATTTGTTGGTTTACCGATTGACCACCACTTGCGCCAAATATAGCACCAGCGTCACTTACAAAAGACTCAAACGCGCCTGCAATACCGCCTGCGCCCTCTTTACCAAGTAAACGTTTAATTTTTTGTACTGTATCTAAACCTTGTTTTTGTTGTCTAACGTCTGTAACCATTTTGGCCATAAATTGTTTAAACTCTGGTTTCTTTCCAGCTTTTATTTTTTCTTTTTGCAAATCAGCCTGTATCTTATCATATTCAAGTTTTTTCTTAGCCGCTGCTGCTGCCTGTTCTTTTTCTTGTGCAAAGACAGCCTGACCAGCTCTAGCTATACCAGCGCCGAGACCTCTAGGATCTGTAAAGGCTTCAGGTCTAGCCATAATAGCTAAGACCCTACCTAGAAAATCTTCGTTTATATAGTCACCAATGTTTCCAAAAAACCCTTGTTCCTGTTGTTGAGACAACAATCCTTGTTTTTGATCTATAGCTACTTTAGATCCTTGAGTTATACCGTCAAGAAGCGACTGTCCGTATTTATTATCTGGTGGAGGAGGTTGCGTACCTTGTAAACTCGCAAAATCTAAACCACCTTGATAACCAGGTTGATACCCTGCTGGTCCTACTTCTCTAACATTAGTGATTGGTCCAGCCAATATACCTTTAAAATTAGCTAAACGTTCAGCGTTTTCTTGTTCGTACGCTGCCTGTTCTCGTTCATTACGTTCTTGTGCAATTTGTCTTGCTCTTGTTAAATCTACTTGCCGCAAAGCTTCGGAGGCTTCTAACTCAGATAGATTACGTAAATTTCCTTGAAGAGCTTTAGACGTTGCTTCAATTTTATTAGCATCGCCTGTCTTGTAAGCATCTTCCATTTTTTGTTCAAAATAATCAAGAAAGGAAATTCCCGGATATTGATCTAACATTTTAGGTCTTAAATTATTTACAGGCATTTTTTTACTCCTACAACATACCTTTTATGTTAGCCTTGGGGTTTTCTAAAATGTATCTAACTAGCGCGTCCCTGAAAGCGTTTTGAGCCATAGTTTCATAATCTGGAGGAGGACTTACTGCTGCAAACGGTCCTGCTGATATTCTACCTGGAGCCATGTAACTAGCCGCACTTGCTCTAGCTTGTTGTGTAGACTGTACGTTATCTGGAGTTTTTCCTTCTTTACCGCCCATACCTTTAACAGCAGCTTCTCCAATAGCAGGGCCGTATTTTTTTAGGTTTCTTTCAACCCAATCTGTAAAAGAAGTTCCAGTCGAGCCTCCAGCTAAATACATATCTTCAGGTTCGTAGCTTAGATCAGGACCGGCTGGCTTAGACTCAAATAAACTACCCATTTAACACCTTCCCGTAATCTACCTTATAATAACCGTCTGTGCCCATAACGACTGCATCAGGCATAAAGTCCAGAACCTCTTGAGCCAAGACACCAAAGCTGGGTTGATCTTTGACAATCTCCTTTGCCTCTTTTGTCCACTCCCAGCGATACACCGGTATACCGTTTGGTAACTTACCGACGCGCTTAATCTCAGTCTTGAGCCTAATGTCTGAGGATTTAAGATATGCAGCACCAAGCGTTGCACCGATGTTTGCAGCTTGGCCTAGTGCTGATTGCTTTTGGACAGCCTGTGTACCGAAGCCTTTTGTAAGCTCGTCAACAGTCTGTGTACCGCCAAGGCTACCAAGACCACCAAGAATACCTAGATACCTAGTAATTCTATCTTGTAATTCTTGTCCACCACCTGTAGCTATTCTTGCCTCTTCGGCCAGTCTAGCTGCTTCACGGCTTTCGATGTCAGCTCCAATAGCTTCTTGTAGACCAGCTTGCATACCACCTAGGCCAAGAATGTCTGAGCGTAGACCACCTAGGCTAGACAAAGCCGATTGTCTGGCAGCTTCCTCTCTACCCAAAGCTCCAGCCAGTGCAGCCTGTGTTGTTCTTTCTAGCTCAGATGCTGCAAGCGCTTCTGCTTCAGAGCGTGCTGTAGAACCAAGACCAAATTGTCCTGCTTCAATAGCAGACTGTGCTTGTCCTATTTTAGAAGTACCAGCCGCTAATCTAGCTTGGTTTAGTATATCGCCCATTTCTGCGCCGAATAACGCAGAAGTTCCGGGCGCTGCTGAAGCTAGACCAAGTTGACTTGCGTACAAATCTTGAAGACCAGGCGCAAAGCCAGCAGCTTGTGACCCTAGAGCACCGTACAGCTCTCGCGACCTAAGTGTCTCAGCAGTGTCTTCTGGTATAAGAGATTCACCAAAAAACGTAGACTGACCAAAAGCTGATTCCAGACCAGGCAACGCGCTTTCTAAATATGGAACAATAGGAGCATACGGGTCAGAAGTTCGTGTCCCGGTTGTTGCGCTCTCAAACGGATTTTTTACGGTTTTAGTCTTTGAACCCATTATAGCCTCTTTACGATAGTCGTTGTTTTATACGTGTAACCATTTGGTTTTAACTTTCGTTCCCATCCTCGTCTGCCCTCTAGCTCTACAAACTGGTACCCCAGTGTTCTATAGTAGTCTTCTATCATCGGTAAACCGTGTTCAAAATTGAACTCACCTGCTAACGCTTCGACATACACCCCGGTGCTTTTCGGGTATTCCGCTTTGGATAACTGAAAGATACCCAAGAGCTTTCCGGTGCTGTCTACGGTGATCCAAAAGTCTGATTGTTTCTCCAAGGCGCTTAGCGCAAAATCTACCGGCCCTATATAGTCCGAGTTGTTTGAGCGTTTGATCGATCTTTCGTAGTACTCTAGACAACTTACCACTAAGTCCCTGAAGTCCGCGTGGTGCGGGTTAGCTAGCTTATAACTTAACCCATGATCCAGCGGAGTTATAAAAGTAAATTCCTTCGCCACTTCCTGGGTTCCAACTTGTTCCGTCTGCATACCTTATGTCCCCTTGTTTGGGTTTGTCGGGAGCAGAGTATAACACATCTAAATGCCCATCGCGAACCACGTCTAAGACAGACGCTATCTCGATGAGCATGTCCTGTATGTAACCTGGGAGCGCAGCGGGATCGGCAGGTACAGTAGCAGGGTTAAATCTTGGAAATTGTACTGTCATCGGTCAGACACAACTTCTGCTTCTAGCGTATAGCCAGATAGGTTAAACTGCGTATCGTCCGTGGTTTCAAACTTGACAGCTATATATCTACCTCGTACCCGACAATCTACCTTACTGTCTTGTCCTATGCGGAACGTCACGGGATCGGAATATGTCACGCCTTCGTACGGGTTGATCTCACCGCCGACGCTGATCCTTACTGTGCCCGTGCCCTGTATGCGAGGGTACATCCGTGTAACAGACTTGACCATGTCTGTCCGACCAGCGTGTAAACCAACACGCTCAAGCACACAGGTAAAGTCTGTACCGTCGAAGTCGTTACCGTAGTCCACCAGGTACAACTTTGTATCAGCGGTGCCACAGATGATCAGACTATCTCTGGTAGAACTGTACGGGTTAAAGCCCCATGTGCTTGGCGTGTCCTGCCAGGTTGTGGCAGTATTAGTCCAAGAGTTGGTATACGTTGGATTGACTATACCCTGTGCTATATACCTAGTACCGGGTAAGTCGCGGGTAGCCCAAGAGTTATCAACGTAGTTCCAAATCAAAGCCTTGTTAGGCAAATCATCGGTAGCGTCAGACGCAGCGTAGCAGATCCAGACTTCGTTCTTGATCTTGTTATGAGCGCAGAACGTACGGTACGCTGAGTCCTGCTCTAGATCGTTAAAGAAGAACGTACGCACCTGGTCGTCTACGATGCTACGCAACTGTGTACCGTTGTGTATATAGATGTCGTCTGGTCCGACAAAAACATGACGACCATCGCCCAGAGCGGTCACGGCGTTTTGTGCAATCAGACCAGCGTTCTTAAAGCGCTCGCGGATCTGGAAGGTAAACGCGCCGCCAACGTACGTCATTGCGTACACGCTGTCTTCCTTGTAGACCATTAGCTCGTTGCCCAGAGACAAAGCGTTAAGCACATGCCCCTTTGTACCACCGATGGTAGTCTGAGCTGCCTCTGAATCTGTACTAGACGTGACCCATGTGTTAGCACCGTTGGACGATGCACCTTCGGGAATAGCGTCGCTCCAGCGTATAGAGAACGGTAGCTCTGTACCGCTGTCTGTCAGGTTCAGAGCAATCAGGTGGTTCTTAAATGGGACGATGCTCTTACAGCGCAGAGTACTAGGCCAGTTGGTCAGGTCGGAGAACCGGCTGTCCCCCTGTGCATACTTCTGCGGTACGTCCAGGCCGTTGGTACAGACCAAGACACCGCCTAGGATACCGCCTTGCCAATTGTTCTCTGTGCCAGACAAAGTTGTATACGCACCGGACGTACGAGTAACAGTAGAGTGCGTGGTGTCGTTGATCTGGTAAAGCTCTGTAACACCACCGTAGATCCACAGATCTGTAGACCCCTTTGTCCAACTTATGGCCCAATAGGGATCAGCACTGGGGGTACCTAGTACCTGGGTGTGTCCCTCAATACGACCAGCCTTCTTGTCAGAGAAGCGAACGTTTTGAACATCGTTGAACATATTAGGCGGCATGTCGTAGGGAGACAAATCGTGGTTAAACGAAAAGCCGCCCTGTAGTCCGTTTATGTCAAAGATTTCTTTAGCCATCTACGCGTGTCCATACAGTTCGCCCAAAGGCTTGATCAGCTACAAAGCTACCGTCCTCGAACAAAAGATTACCACCGTCTTGCTGCACCAGGTTAAACATCGTACGCCTAAAAGTATCCTCTTCAGTACTCTGTCTAGACCAGTTGTCTGCAAACGCTTCGTACGACTGTAGAACTATGTAGCTATCGTCTTGGAACAGTAAGTTACCTTCGTCCTGCTGTACGAGCGTATTGTTCGTATTGGTCCAAAAGGGTGTAGGGTGTTCCTTGGTAAGAGCTTGGAAGTCTTCGGTTAAAAGACCAACCTCAGCTTCTGTTAAAAGTTGATTACTCATACCTATGCTCCTCTACGGACCATACCTCCTGGATCACCTTGGACACTCATGGTCATTACTGTACCACTGTATCTAGCGGCGTCTTCAGCAGCGCGGACAGATGTTAAAGCTTCTAGGTAAAGAGCTGAGAAACGCTGGAGCTGTTCGTTATCATTAAGATATACAGCTCCCTCGCCACATGAGCCGTAGAGATACAGCTCAGGGAAATTACTAAGAATGTTATTAGTGGAGACACTAGAGGACAAAGGGGTGAGCGCTTGGTAGTAGTTGATTCCGAGGGTGTAGGCCCCGTCAGGTGTAGGAGCAATTTTTAGGTCCTCTCCGATTATTGAGTATGCGCGTGGAGCGCCGTTGGTATAAGTACCGTACTCTCGGCTTAAGGACTCTGGCGACATATATGCAAGAGCATAGCTGTTACTAGAACTGTCATAGACAATATTACGTAGCTCAAGCATATCTGTCGGAAGAGTGTAGAACGCTGTGCCAGAGACGGTAGTGGTGTTGGCACGTATCATGTTAGCGCGAGCACGGACGTCTCGATCTAACCTGCGTTCGGTCAACGTTATAAAATCAGGAATAACCGCGTCCAGATCGGTGCGGTTCAAATAGTTCGCGATGCTAGTCTGTAATTGGTTATAGTTAGCTAGCGCCATTAGATGTTACTTTCGTGTGTCCGAAGCCATCTGTACTCAGGGTCATTAAGAAGCTGCTTAACCTTGGGCATATGGTCTTTGTTAAAGACATCTACGCCTAGTTCTCTTTTCCACTTTTCGATCACGACCAGCGGAATACTAGCGACTTTACGCATCCCAGAGTTATTCTGCGGACCATACATCGAGTCGCCGTTAAGTTCTTTCTTATTGAGTTCCAGCAGGGGTTCAACGTCCTGCACACGATTGACAACAATGCTGTCTGTTGTGTGATCGTACTTGGCTTTTGTTTTAATAGGGGAATCCATGTTAACCTCTAATTGGGGAGAGCCACTAGGACCCTCCCCGTTTTAGACTTACGACAAGTCGTATACAGCGCCGAGAGCTTTCTCGTTTTTAACAACGAGTGTGTACTCAGCGATGATTGCGCGTTGCTCACCGTCGGAGGTTGAAGCAACCTCTTTCTGGAAGAACGGACGCAGGTAAGCGACACCGTAGTACTCTGGGTCTAGCAACCATACGTCGCTAGCGCGCTGGAAGCGGTTAGGTACAACTGCCATCTCACCGAAGTCAGAGACGTATACGTCCATACCACCGATGATGCGCTGGTCAGCAGCGTCGATACGGTTGGAAGCTCCACCAGAAGCACCGACACCGACAAAGCTAGAGAAGGTCTGCTTTTTAGCAGGTGACATCATCAAGTATTTGATGTTTGCAC